TAACGCTTACAAAAATGCACAAACTAACCGGTGGAAAATACTTAACGCTATAGCGAAAGATGTGCCGTGGATGTGGATGCTTACTGGTACTCCAGCAGCTCAATCTCCAGTGGATGCCTTTGGACTAGGTAAACTTGTGAACCCCAGCGGGGTACCGAAATACTTCGGTGCGTTTAGAGATAAAGTCATGCACAAAGTAACCCAGTTTGTATGGCGCCCTAAAGCAGATGCTGATACCACCGTTCACGCAGCGTTGCAGCCTGCCATTAGGTTTGAGCGCGACCAATGTTTAGACCTACCTGCTGTTACTTACGTAGAACGAGAAGCACCGCTAACCAAACAACAGCACCAGTATTATGAGCAACTTAAAAGTAAGATGATGATCCAAGCCGATGGGGAACAAGTTACTTCTGTTAACGCAGCTACTAACCTTAACAAGCTGCTACAAATCTCAGGTGGGGCTGTTTACACGGACGAGAAAGAAGTTATCTTGTTTGATGTAAGTAACCGACTTAACGTGGTAAAGGAAGCTATCGATGAGTCTTCTAACAAAGTCCTGGTCTTTGTACCCTTTACCCACACTATTGAATTGCTTAGGGAATTCTTAACAAAGAACAAGGTGAAGTGCGAGGTTATAGCAGGGAAAGTTTCAGTGAATAAACGAGCAGAAATAATAAAAGATTTCCAAGAGAAGGCTGACCCCCATGTTCTAATTATCCAACCCCAAGCTGCTTCTCATGGGCTTACCCTGACCGCTGCAAACACAATAATTTGGTACGCTCCTGTTACTAGCGTAGAGACATACCTCCAAGCCAACGCCCGCATTAACCGACCGGGGCAACATAACCCAATGACCGTTGTACACGTACAAGGGAGTGGAGTCGAAGATAGGTTGTACCAAATGCTCAAAAGTAACATTGCAAACCACACTAAAATAATTGATTTATACCGCCAAGCAATCGATGCTTGACAATGTAAAAGACCCTGCTAAACTGGTCGTCCCTTTTAGGAGGCGCGGCACGATGAAAAAACTAACAGCAGACCAAATGACAGCCGACTACATGCGAATTCGGGGAGTTGTCCAAGAGAAAGAAGAAGAAATAAAAAAACTTAAAGTTATCCAAGCCAAGATTACTGACAGTATGCTTGAGCTTTGTGATGAGCAAAACATAGACAGTTTAAAGACGGAAGCAGGGACGGTTACCCGCCGCGTTGTTTCTACCTTTTGGACCAGTGATTGGGAGCAGATGCACGAGTTCATCAAAGAGCACGATGCGTTCCACTTGTTGGAGAAACGTATACACAACGGGAACATGAAAGAATTCCTAGCAGATAACCCGGACATTACTCCTACTGGACTACAGGCTAAGAATAAGTACAGTATTTCTGTACGTAAACCCACGCCCAAGTGACACTCCTTACCACAGATGATAATTTTTTTGTCAACAACGCTACAGGAGAAATCACTAAAGCAGTAAAAGTTGTAGTAGTTGACGAAGGTTCTTTATCTCGAAGCTACTACTCTAAGTATGGGAGGCTGGAGTGTTGGTCACTGAATACTGAGCGCCCGGCTGACGATGTACCATCGATGACAAAGCAGTGCAGCCGGTGCATTGACTGCCCCAGGAACGTAACTGGTTCAGGGCAACGGACAAGGGAATGTAAGTTTTTTACCGTTATTAAGTTGGTATTAAACGACACACATGCAGTGAGTAAGCTACGGATCGCAGGGGGGAGTTTGTTTAGTAAAGCCTCAAATGCTATGGGTCTTTACAAGTATAAAAACTACCTGAAAAGCAACGGAGAAAACCTTAACACTGTAATTACCGAAATACGTTTTGCCGAAGATGCAGTAAAGCGCATGATGTATTTCAAACCAGCCCACCTTGTACCTGATGGTGAGCTAGAAAACATAACTCGGCTAATACTGGCCGATGCGGATGTAAACAACCTTTTTAATGAGAGTGCGAATATGAATAAGTTACCTAGATATATCCTAAAGAACGTCGAAGCAAAGTATCCCCGTATAGACCAGCCCTATAGGTTTGACACTAACGCGGGGGATAAAGGCAGGACTGTGCCCTGTCTACCTACTGAGGGCGACGCAAAGTATTCATTGTCTTTTGTCCTGTCTAAGGCTCAAGCCAAAGATTTGTATACAGCGATGGCTGCAGAATACAACGCAAAAAAAGGTGAGTCGTGGACACCTAAACTTGCTAACCCTTTTTCTAAAGAAGAGGATGGCCGTCTGTTAGGCAAATCAAATATAAAAGCGGCTTACAAAACTAAACCTACTGGCGTACCTCCACAGTTTGATGCAGACAATGTACGCCTAGCCGACGATTTTCAGTTGACTACTGGCAGCATCATCAATCTTGCTCTGGAGCTTTACGCATACGAGATGAACGGCGGAGGGTTGAATTTACGTATCCGTGGAGTGCAAGTCATTGATTACATACCTTACGTCCCGCCATCACCCTTTGGTGAGGAAGAAGGTTACACCCAGGGAGACAGTGTAGAAAAAGCCGAAGAAAATGCAGACGACATTTTTGCGGAAGGCGACTCAGAAGACGAAGCACCTGTGGCCGCACCTGTTAAACGCGCTAAGAAAAAGGCTCCAACCCCGCCAGCTGATGACGATTTGTCCGACGTTATTAAACAATGGGGAACTGACGACTAATGAGTTACGGATACACAACACGTCTCAATAGTTTAAATAAACAAGCAAGCCGCTCTTCACTGGGAGTCAAACTTGGCCGGGTATGTATCAAGCAAGAGATACCTGTAGCCGAAGTTTCCTCCCAGCTGGGAGTAAGTAGGCAAACTGTTTATAACTGGTTCCAGGGTACGCATAAACCGCACCCTGATTTTACCTCCGCTATTAGGACTTTACTAACCTCGTACTCACAGTAGTACAACTGTTTAATCTACCGAGAGGACTTGGGGGACAACTGCCCCCTAAAAATAATAATATGGAGAACTTTGACTTAATAGACCATGTTGTACCTTCAGGGGGATGGTACTGCGCTATTGGAATACCCCCCAACAAAAAAGCCCCACCTATCCATAAGTTTACTGAGAGCCGGGAAGAACTACAGAAACATTTCGACGCCTTTGCAGATGCAGGGAAGCACGTTTACTTTGGGCTAGCTAAATACAGCGGCGATGCTCTTTTACCCAAGGACTCTGGTGGAGGTCGTAAAGTAAAAAACGCCATCTCTTTTAAATCTTTTTGGCTAGACATTGATTGTGGTAAAGGGAAATCTAAGGAATTAGAAACAAGTACAGGGCAACCAAAAGGTTACGAAAATAAACCAGATGCTGAAGCCGCCCTTGAATCTTTTTGTGAATTGGTTGATCTACCTCCTCCTACTTTAGTAGATTCAGGTAACGGTTGGCATGCTTACTGGGCACTGGACGAAGAACTACCCAAGGAACAATGGCTACCTATAAGTGCACGACTTAAACAGGTGTGCATAAATCAAGAGTTCCATGTTGACCCCCAAGTTTTCGATGCAGCACGCATGCTGCGCGTACCTGGGACATTGAATTTAAAGTTTGATCCCCCTAGCTCAGTAGTAGTAAAGCGGAAAGCTCCTCCTGTCAGCGTAGAGTTCATGCGAAAAGTGCTAGGCGTAAAGGCCACAGTACCCCTCGCTACCTCTAGCCCACAACCAAACCCTGCACCAGGAGGGGGTAGTACTGACCCTTTTGAATTACCCTCAGTAGAAAATACCCTCCCTGCCACAGAATCAAGTTATTCGTTTAAGAAGATAATGCAGAAGGGCAAGCTAGGCTGCAATCAACTTATCTACGCCTACCAAAATCGTGCAACTTTGTCTGAACCCATGTGGTGGAACGCACTGTCTATTGCCCAACACTGCTCAGACAGGGATGAAGCTGTCCACGTTTTATCGAAGGGGCACCCTGACTATGACCGCGACACCGTAGAACGTAAAGCAGCCAACATAAAATTTGCCCACAGCTGTGAAACGTTCGCTAAAGAATACCCGGCCGGGTGCAAAGGGTGCATACACAGCAAAGGTGCAGACAAAATATTCACCCCCAAAGAACTAGGTGAAGACATAAAGGAAGATGCAAACCCAACGTTTGTATTGCCACCTAAGTATTACAGGGGTGAGCACGGCGGTATTTACACAAGGAATGAAAAGGGTATACCTATAGAAGTTTTTAAGTATGACTTTTATATTACGGAAAGGTTGCAGGACACAACGCTTGGTCATGTAACTGCTTTTGCAGTTGAGTGGCCCCTTGATGGTTTATCCAACTTTGACATACCAAATGAAAAATTAACGAAACAAGACATACGAAAGCAGTTATCCAGAAACGGTTTGGTGGTAGAGGATACACAAGCACCACACCTTATTACATACGTTCTCCGCTACATTAAATACTTACAGACCCAGAAGGAGTTTAAAGTAATGCACGACCAATTCGGGTGGAAAGAAAACTATACTAAGTTTGTTGTGGGGGAAAAAGAGATTGTGGGAGATGATGTTTACCACACCCGCACTTCAAGTGCTACACAAGGGGAAACCCCCCACTTCCACAGCAAAGGTACTATTGAAAAATGGGCGGAATCATTTGAGCTATACAACAAACCCGGTATGGAAGTACCTTTATTTGCAGCGTTGACGGGGTTTGGTAGCCCCCTGCTGGAATTCACAGGCCAAAAAGGTGCGGTTATTAACTTAGTGCACAGTGCTTCTGGCACCGGTAAAACTACAATACTTAGAATGGTTAACAGTGTTTGTGGACAACCTGAGATGCTGTTGGGTTCACCAGATGATAAATACTTAGCACGTATGCAAAAGCTAGGGGTGCTTAACAATATAGCTCATACTATAGATGAACTTACTAACCTGGAAGCAGACCGTATATCTGACTTTCTGTACGCTTGTTCCCAAGGCAAAGGCAGGGAGCGCATGGAGTCACAGAAAAACGCTAACCGCATTAACAAAACAACATGGCGTGCGGTTACTGTTACTAGCAATAATGCAGGGTTTAGCCAAAAACTTGCCGGTCTTAAACACCAAGCTGACGGGGAGTTGATGCGTTTGATAGAGTTTAATGTGCC